GTTTTTTTTTTTTTTTTTTTCCCCTGTTACCCTTGTTTAAGGGGTAACACTCGACTTATTTCAGGACCCTATAAAGGGGGGCCCCTAGCTTCTTTTTACGGAAGCACTAACTTGTTATCAACCGTACGTAGGTGTCATCAGGCACCACATCGAACAAAAGGGTTTTCACCTTCTTCCGACGATATAGGTTTCGGAACGGGGAATCTTTTAGGATAGCTTTCTTGAGGTTTAGTACTCTGAACAAGCGAACAATGGTTTGCCCTACAACTCGGTACAAATCCTCACTCTTTTGGAACTTGCGAAGTTTACATTTCTCTTTCATGAACGATTGACCCAAGATGAATCCGACGAGCGTACGCTCGACAACGCGCGATAGGTCCTCATTACAAAGACCCATCTCACCAACTTGTCCTGCCAGCCTCAGAAGTGCATTCGATGGTTTATCAAATTGAAGTGATTCGTGGACCGTACGCTGTAGTTTCTTATAGTGATGGTATACTGATGAATATGGTAACACTCCTTTGTGACCTTTCCCTCATGGGTACGACTTCCATTGAGACTCGTTTATCTTATTATGTATTTCTTGTTTCTTAACTTTATCTGCGAAGAAGTTACTCATCGAGCGTGTGGTTAGTATATAGTTATACTTTTCAACAAGAGGCTGGTCTGGCTCGCACCATAGGTCATGAAGTGTCGATCATGGGGAATGTTCCGATTCGGAGTTGATTTTATCGTTAGTACGAACTTTGGCGACAGCGAAAGAACACAGTATCATTATACCCTCGTCTCGCTTGGAGAGGGGTAGTAACTTGACCGCGTTTTTAAGCTTGACCTCAGTAAGTGCATACCTATTTTTCATATCTCGAATCATTTGAAGGAGGAACCCCGGATACACACGTGCTTTATCAATAAGTACTCAAGGTAATGGCGTCACGATGTGGCCCCTAGATATTAGAGTCTTTGCGAATTCTGCTGAACTTTTCCCAACTATTGATTTGTGTTTCGCTATCTGCATACCAAGACGACCGACTATGCGTTCATATTCTGCAGCCACCAACTCGTCGAAAATAACGATGTCATCACCTAGCATTGCGTAAGCAGTGAAAGTTTTTGATCATCCGCATCGAAACGCCGCGGCCTGCACGATACAATGATGTGTATAAGCAAGCGCTCCGGGAAAACAAGATAGCATGCCCATAGGAACACCGGTACCGTACCTCGCTTTGTCTGTGAATGGGATTTTCTTAAACCTTTTCTTTTCGGCGTCTCACAATTTTTCATACCGCACGTAGGTGAACTCACGATCGCACATAAGCGACACCCACTTTTGGGAAAGTTCGTCACCAAGGATCGGACTCGTCACTTTTATCACGAGATCCCGAGGAAGTAAGTCCGTAGCGTTAGACAAGTCAAAAGAGAACATTAAACCGCCTTTCCTACATGCCTCGACAATGGCCTTCCGGCCACTATCTTGGTTATGTGTGTAATCGGTAGTTACGTGCCTCTCCAACTGCTGCGCGAAGAACCTATGAATCGGTTTCAACATTGATTGGGTAACTAAGTCTGCCTGGGCGACGACGCGGGTTTTACCCGCCTTATCCTGAATGAAGTGAAGCTTTGAGTGCAAATAATGACCCTTCTTTGTTTGGTATTCCGCTGTTTTGACACCGCACTTATAAGCATCCGCCAAATGATCCATTACATTGATCTTGTAGAGATCGGAGAACCACTTTATATTATTCATTACGGTCTGATCCGTATCTTCGGTTAATGCGACAACGTCCCTCCTTCCTGG